GTTAAATTTAGACAAGGAGAAGGAGGTATTAAAATGTTACAATTTGAGTTTAGTGAAGATGCAAAACAATTTGCTTTGCTAAGGACCGCAGATAAGATAACATTTGAATTTTCTGTTAATCCAGACGCGAAAGATATATTTTTAAAATGGATTAATGTTTTATCTAGTGTAGAATTTAAAGTAGATGTAGTTTTAAATAATATAGATATAAAAGAATATAGTAATAGAATATTATTTAGAGTTAGAGCATCAGGCACTGACAAAGATTTAAATAGGTGGATCGATAATCTACATTGTGTTTCAAGTTTTTTGCGTGGTGAATACGATATCACTTATATTAAAAATGTTGATGAACAAGAGGAATAAGGAGGTATATTAAATGCCAATTTCACTTGATGAATATAGAGAACCACAATGGATTAGGCATCAGAAAGGATATACTATTTCTAGACTTACTGCTGAAAGATCTAAGTTTATGAACTTTGAATTATATCCACGCAGTTATAGAAATGGTGAATTTAAACAACCTGGTTATAATGTGAATCATCAAGCTATTAGAGTGGAAAGGTCCAATTTATACAAGGAAGGTTTAACTTTAAAACCTCGATAATATGAGGGAAAAGGAGTGAATTAATGGTTTCTATTGAAGAGAAAGCCGCCACTTTTGCGGCAGAATTAAGGTTGATATTTGATGATGATATAAGAGAGTTTACAAGATTGTGTGTTGTTAATGCACCGGATTACTTTTTTAGAGATTGCCCAGCTTCATCCAGCGGTAAGTACCATCCGGTTAGTGAGTTAGGTCCAGATGGTACAATGTTACATACGAAGAAAGTATTTACCTTGGCATATGAATTATGTAGGGGTCTTGGGTGTGAGCAGAGCAGAGATCTAATTTTAAGCGCTTGTATCATTCATGATTTAAGGAAACAAGGGATAAAGAAAACAGGACATACTACTAAGAATCATCCAGATTTGGGTGCACAGTTAGTTACAGAAGTACAGGAAGCTACCATGCTTTTAGGCGATGAAACATATAAGGCTATAAGAGATATGGTGGGACATCACTATGGTTTATGGTCTTACGGTAAATGGCAAAAAGACTTATCTAAATATACACCAGAAGAGTTATGTGTGTATGTATCAGATTATATATCCTCTAAGCGATGTATAGAGGTAGATTATAGGAGGTAAGGAATGGCAGTATTAGAACCAGGTGTAACTAAAAGAAGATACGAACCTGAAAAAGGCACCAGAAAACTTAATGAACGAATTCATAGAGAAAGTAAAGCTGTAGATAATCACAGTAATTTACCATTTACCTTCTCTAAACCAAGTAAACCTAAAAGGTACAATGCCGTTGAGTGTAAAGACTGCGGCCATATGGCATCTGTTCCTGTAAACACAGTAGGAATGATATGCACTGAATGCAAAAAGTATGTCAGTGTGGGGGAGGTGTAATGGTTGTCTGATAATATGGAAGATAAACGGAAACGAGGGCGTCCTTTAGGATTTAAGTTGAGCCAAGATAGTAAGGATGCTATAAGTGAATCAAAGATGGGACAAAGTCATACACAGGAAACAAAGGACAAAATTTCAAGATCATTAATAATATATTTTAAAAGAAAAAATCCTTTATCTGATGAAATAGAGAATATATATTGTAGATTAAATGATGATAGTGTGTATGGTTGGATGGAGAGTGTAAGAGATGAATTGAATGAGTTAGACGATGTAAGAACAAGTAAGTCAATGAGAAATACAAGGAAAATGGAATTGACATGTGGGAATAACATTGAATATTTCGGGCACGCATTAACACCTGAAGTAATTTTAATATTTAAAGAATTTTGTGAAATACACGGGTTAGACCCAAATGAGGTTTTTGATTTTTTACTTTAATTGGAGGTTATTTTGACTACAAAGACAGCAGGAAGACCTAAGAATCCACCAAGAGCAAGAGAGATGTTAAAGGAAATAATTCCTATAGATGACATTTTTGCTGAGGAGGAGAAAAAAATATATGAGTCGTTGGTGGATATCTATTTAAAAGATTTTGATAAAGAAGATCTTACTTCTAGTGATATGGATGATGTAATGAGTTTAGCCATGAACAGGGTATTAGAAATACGTCTTCTTAAGACAGGTAAGACCAGTACAGACAAACAGATAGACGCATCCACTGCTATAGAGAAACTAAGAAAACAGAATGATAAAATAAAAGATAACCTACTAAGTAGAAGAAAAGACAGGGTAAACCCTCATGAGTATAAAGGGTTTTCTATAGTTGATTTGGCTGTTGCGTTTGAACAGAAAAAGAAAAAAGAGTTATTAGAAAAAGCTATAGGTAGTAGAGAAGAAGAGGCTGAAGCTATGAAAGAGTTTAGTAAGTTTGATGGCAACAGATATGATTTAGACGTACTTGTGAAAGGGGATAAGGAGGACTTATTTTAATGGCCAAACGCAAGGGCCTGAAACATATGGATATGGTTTTTGAGCAGGGCATCGAACTTATCCAATTTTATAGAGATAACCCAACAATAGCAGCACTAGAGTTATGTAGATCTGATTTAGCCCCTATTCAAAGAATAGTGTTTCAAGACATGTGGATTAAAAATTATGTTATTGCTGTAATGGGTAGAGGGTGTGGTAAGACATATATGCAAGGGTTGTTAGCTGTGTTGTATTGTTTATTATATCCTGGATATAGAGTAGGACTAATTGCGCCTACATTTAGACAGTCCAAAATGATGTTTTCTGAAGTAGAAAAGTTATATAGTAAATCATCTATAATAAGAGAGGCATGTGAAAAGAGACCCACAAGAGGTACTGACACATGCTTTTTGCGTTTTAAGGCTGTTGGTGGTATGAGTGGCTCTTACATAGAGGCGCTTCCGTTAGGTGTAGACGGCGCTAAGATTAGAGGGTCTCGTTTTTATTTAATATGTATAGACGAGCTTGCTCAAGTTCCAGATAAGGTCCTGGACTTGGTTGTTAGACCATTTGCTGCTGTTTCGTTAGAGCCTATGGAGAAAGTTAGAAGGTTGGAGCATCAGAAAAAACTTATAGAACAAGGGTTGGCTACAGAAGATGATTTTGAAGAAGAATCTGTAAATAAAATGATAATGACTTCATCTGGATTTTTTAAGTTCAATCATATGTGGAGACGCATGAAAGACCACTGGGATATGATGGATAAGGATGATGGAGAGGTATGCAGACACACGGTGTATCAAGTGCCTTATTGGTTTATGCCGAAAGGGTTTTTAGTAGATGACAGTATTATAGAAGCCAAGCGTACTATGTCAAGTTACGAATTTAAGATGGAATATGAAGCCACTATGATTTCTGATTCAGAAGGATTTTTTAAAGCTTCTTTGTTGGAGGAGTGTACTATGGATAGTGGATTTAATATAGAATTTAGAGGAGACTCTGATGCTAAATATGTTATAGGAGTTGATCCTAATCAGGGAGGTGCTGCAAGTTGCGGTGTGGTTGTCATTAAGCTTGGTGTTATAAATAAGATAGTAAATGTCTTAGAACTAAAAGATAAAACTACACAAGGTCTTACAATGGCTGTACAAACTATATGTAAGAATTACAACGTAATAAGAATATTCATGGACAAAGGCGGCGGCGGTAAGGCTATAATGGATTTGTTAGAAGATGGGTATGATGGTCATGAACCAATGATAGACAGAACTGATAAAGACAAGTTACACATGAAGGGGTTACATATATTAGAGATGGTGAATTTCAATCCGGCGTGGATTTCTGATGCTAACTTCGCAACACTAGCTTTGTTGGAGGAAAAGAGATTAAGGTTTCCAGAACCCCCTCCTGGTACCGCCGATGTGTTTGCGCTTACTTATGAAATCATACAGAAACTAAAATCACAAATGTTGAATATCATAGTTACACAAACGGCAAGTGGTTTGTTACATTTTGATACGCCCAAGAAAGGGCAGAACAAAGATTTATATTCAGCGTTAATTTTAGCTGCTCATGGTGCCAGGATGGTCGAGAAAGAGCTGGAAGAAGATGGTGAGCCAATATTATACGGTAAGGGCGGCATGATGCGTTCGCGCGGCCCCAATAGTACTTGGGACCCTTTAGATGCGTTACAGCACTCTCATGGACCACCAATAGCTGGAGTAGGAAACCGTAATTTACATGCTGCTGTATTACAAAAGAAAATAAAATAATAAAGTAACCTTAATAAGGTAGGAGTGTTCCCAATGACAGAGAATAAGATCACATTTTTTGGTAAAAGTTTCTGGGATTTGTGGCTTATGAAGATATTTAGAGGATTTGCTTCAGTTAAATACCAATGGTTGGTGCTATTATATGTGCCTACAATTTGGGGTATGTTCAATATAAGGCCCGGAACTACGGAGCCATGGATTTCTGCTTCATTGGGTCTGTCATTTCTTGGCGGTGGATTTATAACGCTTGCTGGATCTCGTATAATTGCGAGAACAAAATTAACTGAAAATCATAGTGACAAGGAGCTGGACACAGATAAGTAATGTTTAATAAAGCTCTAGATATAGTAAAAGTAGCAATAGTAGTAATAGTAGTAGGATTCATGTACCATAAATTCGAGTACATACTAGAGATGCTTAAACCACCAATCCCACCAGCACCGCAGATTGTACAGATAACAGATAACGCCTGGCGTGTAGAATTTGAAGCAAGCAAAAGAAAGGTTGAGGAATTGACTCAAAAGTTAAAAGAGTCTGACAGTAAGATTTTGGCGGAAGTGCGTAAGAGGAATGAACAGATTGATGAGATAGGTAGGATAGAAGCCGAGCTTAAACAGACAGTAGACCTACTCAATAGAAGGTCAGAACATGTGTATCTCAAAGGAAAGAAGACAGATCATCATTTTAAAAAGATTTATGCTAAAGCGTCTGATGGTACCAAGTTTCCAATAGCGTGGGCTATGTTTCATCCTAATCAACCTGACCCGGAAAAATTATGGAAGACAGGAACTTACCCAATTAAGTTTGAGACAGATATTATAGAGACAGAACAGCCGTCCGGCGAATACTCAAGATATGTAGAACTTAATATAACAAATAATCAAATGAAAGAAACAAAGGGTAATAGATACCCTCTTAAAATTACTAATGTACAATGGGCTAAAAACCCTATAAAAACAAAAAGGTTTTATTTATGGAATCCAAGGTTGGCATTTCAAGCGTTGTTTACAAATGAAGTTTTTGCGCCATCGTTGGATTTAAGTGTGGCTTCTTATGGTAGAACCAAAAGAGATATGGATTGGAG